TACCGATTTTCTGTTTATTGAATTTAATTAATTTTGGACCCATTATCGAATAATATCAATTTCATCTGGGTTTGAATTCCAAGTCTCAACCTTGGTGCGAAGTCTACCTTCAGACTTCAGTTTTTCATATCGGTTAGAAGCTTTCTTTTTCCACCACTGGATCAGATTCTCCATATGGAACTTGTCATAGTTTTGACCAGTGCGAAGAACATCCTGTTCACCAAGAATCACTTCCCGTGCATTCTCGAAACCATAATCAGACATATAGAAACGTTTCTGTTCAGTCAGATTTTTTGCACTTACAATCGCAGTCTGGAACTCCACAGCCTTTTGAGAAGGTAAGTTTTTCTTGATCAGAGAGATCATCTTTTGTTGAGTCTTGAGTTTGCGACTCGATGCGTCCTCCTTCACCAGACTCTTGTTCCCGTTGCGTGCTATAAACCATTTGTTCAACTCCTGGAAGATATCGTCATGCAGAAGAGGAGTAAAATCACTTTGAGTGAGTCCCCGATACCTCATGTAGGGTTTGAGTCCATCATACTGAGAGGATGACTTTGTAGACCCGTACAGAGAGGTAGTCTCAAAGAGACAGATGTCTGCATCATACTTACTATTTAATGTCTCACGAGCAGTATGTGAACAACAAAGAAGAGACAGGAGTTTACCACCAAGACAGTTAAACCCGAACGGTTGAGTGGGAACAATAATGAATCCCATGATCGCATGACGATTGAACCGACTCAATTCTGGAGTCCGACCCAACCAATCATTACGAGGTTTAGAGTTAATCGTAGGAGAACCGAAACGACAGAATCCAAGGATTTTGTTCGTGTTCATTTCTTTGACAATCCACTTCAAGGACTTCCCAGGAATGGAGTCTTCAATAGCGTGAGACGTAGTAATCTGCAGTCTCTCACTAAAGTATTCGTTACTAAATCCACCCTTGACACCAGCGGTATACACTTTGATGTCCATATCTTCAGGGTGCATGTCGAATGCATCAAACATGTCATCTTCAGGGCCCATACCCAGAAGAGACGTTTGCATCTGACTCATTCGGTCAAGTTTAACATTACGCAAGTATTCATCGATACGTCCCATATTAGAGAAGTAATCAATGAATTTGTCTGCTGCATATACTGCATCAATTTCACTTAAATTCATATCTTAAGATCACAAACTTCATATTCAAAAATGGATTTTTCCCTCTCAGTAAATCCAGTACCATACAGTTTACCACATTCAAATGGAATTTTCCTAACAGAATCAATTTTACCTTTAGTATATCTATCAACAGGAGGGTACTTCAAAATATCATCTTTCCTAATTCGAATGAATTTAGTAAGACTATAATTAAAAAATATCATTACAAACTGATTATGTTTTAAAAACTTCTCTTTTCTCTGCAAGAAAGAAATATATCTGTAGTTACTAGGCCAATCAGTGTTCCATTGAGACCACCTTTCAACATCTACAGCATATTTCAATTTTACCATCTCATCAAAAACACCAAGATCGACCCCATACTTTCCATATGGTTTTTCTATAATTCGATCAGAAGTTTCGGAATGAGACTTAAGGAACTCAGAAATAATAGATATTTCTTTCCCATCGTCAAAGGAATCCCCCCTATCGGAGTAGGATCCAAAGTTTCTAATATCAGTTTTGGTAATGATGTCCGTCATTTTAAAGAATCAGTTTCTTTGCTTCTGGAGTAACAATTGTACTTCCACCATAAACTTCATTGTATTTGGTTTTAACTGCAGGATCAACTTCTGCAACATAGATGATATGAGTTTTAGCGATACACAACTCTGGAATTGACCTATCAATCACTGAAGCCCATGGAGCAAATCCAACCCTACCATCAGGACTTGGAAGAACTACCAGTCCATTCTTCAGAGTAACGAAGTTATCATCTTCAGAAATAAGTTCTGCAATGACTTCTTCGCCCGTTGCAATACGAAATAGTTTTACTTCAATCATTATTAATCAAAAGTTAAAGGGGTTGACATGTCCAACATAGGTTGGAGTTTACCGAAGTTGACTGCATTTTCAGAAAAAGATAGTTGCAATGCTTCGAGAATTTTAAGAATGTTTTCTTCTGGATTTTCCTTGAACTTCTCAAGATCCAGAGCAAAGTATTCGGTCTTATTCATTTAAAATCACACTCCACCATAATTTCGGTTAACGCCGCCAAAAGATTAATTTCTTGATCGGCAACGAAGGCAATCTGATACTGATACTTAGCAATAATAAGAACAGCGGCAGGAATAGAACTAGCGACAAGGGATTCGTAACAAGCGTCATAAACGCGACGCAAAAGTACACCAGAATCATTATCCAAATTATTAACGACCCACTTGCGTACTTCAGGGAAGTTCTTTTCCTTAAGGTTTTTAACCAATGCATTGACATTAACATCAGAAAATTCAGCTAGAATTGCAGAATCAATCTTACCGCCTGCAGAGTATCGTTGACACTCATTCAGAACACGACGCCAATCTGGGAAGTGTTTATTAATAAGTTCTACCAGGACCTTGTTATCAAATTCAATACCTTCTGTACCCAAGATTTCTTGGAGACGACCGAAGAACTTTGCAGCGATTGCTGGTTTTTGTTTTCCGTTAATAGAGAAGTCAACAACGGCACATCGACTGTGAAGTGGTTCGATGATTTTATTTTTGTAGTTACAAGTGAAGATGAATCGACAGTTGTTATAAAACGCCTCAATATTCGCCCGTAAGAGGAGTTGTACGTCGTGGGTCGTGTTATCAGCCTCGTCAATAATGATGACTTTGTGCTTCGCGTCAGTTGCAGATAGTGAGACGGTCGAAGCAAAGTTTTTGGCTTGATTCCGTACCGTGTCCAGGAATCGACCCTCATCGGATCCATTGATGACATAATAATCTACTCCAAGTTGATTACAAAGAGCCTTAGCAACTGTGGTCTTACCAATACCAGGAGGACCAGAAAGAAGAAGGTTTGGAATTTCTTTTTTATTTAGAAACTCCCGAAACATTTGTTTTGCGGAGTCTGGAAGAACGCATTCTTCAATAGTCTTGGGTCGATACTTTTCAACCCAAAGAAAATCAGTGTTGTTCATAATAAATTAAACCCAGTCAGGTTTTCGGTTTGGCATTCGAAGGTAATTATCTTTTACCCAAGGTTTTGAGGCAATGTACCTCTTGTATGCAGTAAAAGTATCGATAGAATCATCATACTTAAACTCATCATACATTGCACGAGCGAAGGGAGTTACATTGGTGATCTTACCTTTGGGAAAAAGGTAGTATGCATGAGTCAATGTCCCCTCACAGGAGTGAGTTTTATTATACCGCAGAGAGTATTCAGAACACAAGTTCAATCCCCACTTGATGAGCCAATAGGCATTATCCACCGTCTCAGCCGCCCACTTCGTACATGGATGGTTGCGGAATGCTCCCCTCTCTGTCTTGTAGGCAGTGCCGTCTTGTTTGGGAAGAATGCCGTAATTGTGATACCAAGGAGAAGCAACAATGCTGAGCATTTGGCAACACTCAAGCGGCATCTTGACAATGTGTTTGTCAGGAAGACAGATTGCACTTTCAGCAGGGAACGGATCAGTGACAAAGATGTTCATCTAATAAACTGAAGAATGTAGTCTACACCCCATTGTAACTTATCTGGAGCGATCTCTTCAATGTGTTGAGACAAAAGTTTTTGTGCATTAACAATTCTTTCTTTTCCAAGAACGTTATACATAATGATCGAGATTCTCATAAATTCTTGAAAATCTTCTTCAACACCATTTTTTGCACCACTCACATAAAGATCACGAATCTCACCAAAAATTTCTTTTAGATGATCATCGAAAGTGATAATTTCTTCTCCCAGTGGAATTTCCATTCTTTTAATGCAACCCATACTAAATTGCATTGCTCTTCGAGTATCATCAACTGAAAGAGCATAACTTGCATTATCCCTAAAAGCATATTGAATAACACCATTAGTGCATTCCATAACTCGAAGAACGGAAAGTTTTTCCTTATCTTCTTCGGTCAGATTTTCAAACGTTTCTTTCCAGTTTCTCATAATGAAAGTTGAATAATTTTAGATGCATCTATTGCAGAGAAGAATGTTTCAAGTCCAACAATGTCCCAAGTTCGAATCTTGATTGCAAATGGAAGCATTGCAAGATTACCAATTAAACGAATCCAACATCCCCAATAAACAGAAACATATAAAATAAGGAAGTACCCCACAATTAAGCAAAGACTTCCCAAAACTCGCAATTGGTTTGCATTCATAAAATTACTCTTCGTAAGTAGAATCAGGCTCCAGAGCAATATAATAGGTCAGATTCTTGTCTTCGGATTGGAAACGAGACAAAAGTTTACGAGAGATCACCACTTCATAAGAACCAGGGAGGATCTTGATATTCTCCACCTTGAAGTTAAGGGTGAAAGTTCCAGTGGTCTCACCGACAACCAGAGAATACTCGTTAGAAGTTTCATTCTTCTTGTCGCGGACAACCAGTTTCACCACACCAGCTTCACCAACCACAGAAAGGTCAGGAACACCATAAACTGCAGCAGCCTTGAGAAGTTTATCCAACTGTTGAGTATTCAGTTCAAAACAAACATCCTCAGAGGGAAGAGTGATAGACTTATCGGGAGGAGTCACGATCACTGCAGGATCTGCAAAGAAGTACTTAGAGCGAGACTTACCTTCGCGGATAGTCACATAACTATCGTTCTTGAAATCCAATTGAGGATCCTGATACAAGGACATTGCGTTCAGGAACTGATTCAGATCGTAGATACCAAAATCACGTTCAAACTCCTCATCAACCTGCACTTCTGCAAGGATGTTCTTCATCACACTGATGGTGCGGAGTTTGTTACCTTCCTTGAAGAGAATAGACTGGTTGATGCCAGAGAAGTTCTTAAGAAGAGAAAGAGTCTTTTGAGAGAGTTGCATGTTTTTTTCTTGGAGTTTCATCGGTGGGGGTAGGTTTCTCGTTGGGCGTTTTTGTCGTTAAAGTTCATAAGGAGAACTGCATAGTGCATGATCTTCATAATATCACGACGGGCAGTACCTTTCTTATCATATCGTGAAGCATATTTGAGAATATTACTGCGACAGAATGCCTCACCATCACCACAAGCTTCGATTAAGTCAAGTGTTTGAATTTGATCATCACCAGCAGAGTAATGTTGATTATAAGTACCACGGATATACTCAAGAAGTTCTCTTACAATGTCTTCTTCATTGTACTTCCAGGGGTTTGCTGGAGAATTGGGAATAATAATGTTTTCACTCATGTTGTTCTGAATTAAGAATTCGTAGTCACTATGACCCCAAGGGGTCAGGCCATCTTTTAGTTCAATAGTGTCATTTTGCATAACAATGGGAAGGCAGTTTTTACCTTCCCAAATTTTATCAGAATACAGTCACTCCGTCAACTTGTTCAGAAGGAAGCTGGAAGTCTGCATCCACTTTGTCATACAGTTCTAGGAAAGACTGTTTGGTTTCGTCATCAAAACGATTCACACAGACTTGAATCGCTTTGGCTTTGTCACCAAAGATACTGTAAGCACGAATGATGTGAACCAAACGACGGGTAGAAATCACTTCCTCAATACCACCATCATAGAAGGTCTTACGGATGATGTCAGCCCAGTCAGCAAGACGCTTACAGAACTCACCATCAGTGACACCAAGAGTCTGTGCAACCTTGTCAA